ACGGTCTGCTCTCCTCGTACAGGCGAAATCTTCGCCCAGTTGAGCAAGGCCGTCACCTTCTATCCCAGTGTCCGAATTTGCGGAGCCACTTCTCTTCCTTGCTTGCATTGGATTTCGGTCACTTTTACGGAATATATAGATAAATGTTCGCGAAACTGCCCAGGACATGGCGCGACAATGCAACTCACGATTCCCGGGCTAAGTTGTGTTGAAAACACAAAACTCAGTACCTCAAACTCAGCGTCTTTGGAGTCACCTATAGATCTAGTTAGCTCTACGGTATCGGAATACACAGCAGATATTGGAAGCCACCCACCAAATCTCGGTGATTGCAGCAATCGCAAAACTTCGGCTTTGCCATCATTCCGATCTCCCGTTCTTCTATTTTCAGACTCACGTAATCCACGTTCCCGTTCTTTTGTTCACGCTCTGAATTGTAACTTGACGAGTAAGCTGGTTGAGTCAATCCTCCATGCGGTAGTAAAGCAAGAAGCAAAGGTATCAATCGCTTAATCATCGCTTAATCGCCGATAAAACCAGCGCACCGCCAGTTAACGACCCATACTCCCAAGGCTGCTGTCGGTTATTGGTGCGCTGCATCACTTTGGATCGAACCGTGCGAAGGATGATGCCGATGTCATCGGGGTCGCCAAGGTGCTCGAGCAGTGCTGCAGTGAAGGGGGAATTCGCTTGGCCCACACCGTCTTCCGCCACCTGCCCGTCCTTGGTCGCGTAAGAGATAAGCGTGCCCTCGGACACGTTGATCGGTGCAAGCCCCTTTGTGATGCCGCGGATCCCAAATGCCATGAGCGGGTTGTCCCGGCAGGCATCGAGAAAGACAAGCTTGGTCTTTCCGGGCAGGTACTGCTCCACCACCTGGGTGAGGGATACCGCCTGGAGCGTTGCCTGCGTGGGGTCGTTCAAGCTCATGTCCACCGGGATCATGTAGTTGACCCCCTGGATCTGTACGCCGTGGCCCGCGTAGAAGAGGAGCGCCAGGTCCGCTCTTGATGCGGTCTTGGTGAACTCCGAAAGTCCCCGCACCATTTGATCGCGGTTCGCATTACTGAGTTCGGTCACCTTGAAGCCCAGCGCACGCAACTTCGCAGACATCGCCTTGGCGTCATTGACGGGGTTCGCGAGCTTGTTGTCCCCGGGGTAAGCGGAGTTGCCGATCACCAGAGCATGCGCGTCTTCGACGGCGGCGATCGCTTGAGTCGATCGTGGCTCGGTGGGCTGGTTACGCAAGGCCTCCGCTTCAGCGCGAACCTTGGCGATTTCAGCCGCAGCCTTGGCTTCAGCAATCGCTAATGCCTGCTCTTGCTGCCTGCGTTGCTCCTCGAGGCGCTTGTACAACTCAGCATTTTCGGTGCGATCGAGTATTTGCTCCCGTGGATTGAGATCAAGATTTACGGCGATCTGTTGAGTAGTGACCGGAGTCAGAGGAGCAACAGCAGCTAACGATGCCCTTAGTGTACGTGTCGCCCACATAGCAGCGTCGGACTCAACCTGGGCTTGTAGCGGGGCAGTTGTAGGCGTCCTGTCCCCACACTGCCGCTCCATTCCTGCAAAAGCCTGCCGCTCACTAGTAAGCACCCGCTCATTTAGGCGTTGACGAGCACGGATCTGAACATCGAGTTCGTACCTGCGGGTCAGACAAGGGATCTGTTCGACTTGCCAGTCGAGACAGCTTCGCGAAATCAAACGCTGCAATGCGCCCTTTGCATCTTTCCCCGGCGCGGACCATCTGCGGCAATTACGACGCTCTTGGTAGGACCGCGTGTCTATCGTTCTCGCAGAATAAACGTTGACATCCAAGAAGACATCGGCCGGCTTTGACTTATCGGACAACCAGATGGCGCTCGGGAATACCTGCAATAACCTACCCTCCAAAGCCCCAAGAACCTGCCCCGAGCGATCCCCCCGAACATCCCCAGCCGCAATAGTCCCGGAAAATCGCATCTCCGGAGTTTCCGGTGGTGCCGTTGTTCCTACGCTCGCGCAGCCAATTACAAAGGCTGCACAAAGCGGAACCCAGCCAATAAAAACAACTCGCCAAAGCTTATTCATAGCGAAGCTAAATGCCTTCGTCCACCCGAACCTGCCCTGCTATCATGATCTTTTTTGATGGATCGGTGACTTAGCTCGCTGCGTTCGCCGAGCTACACAATAAAGTGGCAATTCTTTGGATTTCTTGGCTCAGTAGACGAGTTCTCGATGCCTTCCACTGGGTGTTGCTGGTGAGAGCTTGCGCGTAGTCACCCAAACTCGTTCCCAGCAGCCTCGTCCAGGCTTTGGCGGGTGATGTTGAGGTTGTCATGAGTTATTCCTCCCTACAACCTGTAGCGGTCCGTAGCGGAAACGTAACGACGACTGCGCCCACGCCAGCATTGGCAGCAAAAAGATGAGAGCAAACAGTTGGCGCATGTTGGACTCCTACTCCATCGCCCGAGAACGCATCAACCTCACACCGCCGTGCCCTTGCGCCGCACTGCGGTTGGCCGCGACCCTCGGAAGCCTGCCTCGGCCACCAGACACATGAGTCCGAAGGCATCGGCCGCGTGACTCGACCAGTCGTGCTCGGGACCCAGCCCCACGCTGCGGACATCGTCCTTGCGCTCGTGGTACCAGCCGAGCGCTTCGAGCCCCGCTTGGGTGTGTGTAGCATGAAACCATAGGGACGGAAAGAGCCTGCGTGCGGCTTCAATGCGCGCCATGGCAGCACCCCGGCCCTGGTTGGGGACCACCTCCACCGCGTAGCCCGCCTGGCGCAGCGCCGACTCGTAGGACACATCGAAGACCTTGTCGTGCGTGGAGCCATCGTGCGGAAGCCACAGATCGGCCTTGCCCGGATGCAGCCCCTGGGTGCGCAGCCAGGCCAGATGCGCTGCAAGCGGCTGGCCCACGGCCTCGTAGTGGTTGAGCACCCGGATCTCGCGGCCCACAAACTGCGCAACCCAGATGACAAAGGCATCGGCCCTTGCGCCGGTGCCCCCGAGATCCACAAAGAGCCGTGTGCGCATGAGGGGGTCGGCGGCCACGGTGCCGATGCGGCCCTCGGCGCGGGCTTGTGCGAGCTCGCGTGCAAAGTAGGCGCCTTCGAGCACGGTGGCGTAGCCGCCCTCCCAGATGTGGTCGTAGGTGGCGGGGTTGTCGCGCAGAGCGTCGCGCCGCTCTTGGGCGAGCACCTCGGGAAACTTTGGGTTGTCCGACCAGTTGGCGCGCACCACCACCGCGCCCGTGGGCAGCACCGCACTGCGCAGCAGCCGATCGACCGCGTCGGTCTTGCGGCGCGGGTTCCAGCTGAACCACAGCTCGGAGTGCGCCGCGCGGATCGTGGGGCGCAAGAGCGCCAGCGAGCGGGCCGAGAGCGTTTGCGCCTCCTCCACCCAGGCGCGGCCGTAGCCCTCGAGCGACTTGATCGACTCGGCGTTGTGCTCCTGCATGCCGATGAAGCTGATGAGCCCCTCGCCCGGGGTGGCGATCACTTCGGTGAAGGCGCGAAAGCCCGCGGCGCTGTCCAGGCCAAGCGCTGCGAGCTTGTCTTCGAGCAGGCGCTTGCTCGAGTCCTTGAGCGTTTTTTGCACCTCGCGGATGCACACCGAGCGCAGCCCGGGGTGGCGCAGGTGATCTTCGATGAGAAGCTCGGCAAAGAAGTGGCTCTTGCCCGAGCCACGGCCCCCGTAGGCACCCTTGTAGCGCGCTGGCTGCAGGAGCGGCACAAACACCCGCGCGGTGTCGAGTTGCAGCCGGCGCATCGGCCCTCACCGCGGCAGCGCAGGCGCAAGCGGGACAACATCGAGCACCGCGGGCTCGGCCTCGGGCACACGCTCGGCCTCGGGCACACGCTCGCACACCGCAGCGCCCACATCGATGATGCGGCGCTCGATGGCGCCCACCGCCCCCGAGTGCTCCACCCGGTGCGGTGCGTGGTAGCCGTGCATCGCGTTGAGCTCCTTCACCGCGGCGACGATGTCGGAGCTGCGATCGGGGTGCTCAATCACCGCACGCAAGGCCTTGACGCTTTCTTCGCGGGACCAGAGCGCTTGCGCGACGAGCTCGCGCTGCAGAGCGGCCACCCGCGCCTGCAGACGCTCCGTGGCCATGAGCTCGCTCGCTTTGGTGTAGAGCGAGGCAACCTTCCAGTGCTTCGACTTGGGGTTGGCAAGGCGGTAGGCCTCGGCGCGCGTGTGTCCACCGAACATGCCGAGGGCAAAGCGCTCTTCGATCGCGGTGAGCCCTTTGGGTGGGTGTGTGCGCTTTGTCGCGCCACGCCTCGCCTTGGGTGGCGCGGTGGGGTGCTTTGACGCTTCTGGCACCGCGAGACCCTCTGCGACCCACTCGGCCTCGCGGTCTGGCACAAGATCTGCCACGCGGTCTGCCACGCGGTCTGGCACCGACCTTGCCGCACGCTTTGGCACAGCGCCCCCTCAGTGCGCGGCCGCACGCGCATCGCTCAGGCGGTAGCGCAGATAGCGGGTGTTGAGCGCTGGGTCACCCGCACCGCAGGCCTCGACAATGCGCTTGCGCTTGAGCTCGGTGAGCGCCCAGCTCGCGGTCTTGGGGCAGCTTGCGGTGGCCGCAGCGATCTCGTGGAGCCGGTACCACTGCGTGCGGTGCTTGCCCAGAAAGAGCGCGATGCGGTGCGTGGTGGTGCCTTCGCGCCAGGCGTGGACGGGCACCGTGCGAGAGCCGCTGCGCACCTCACGCGGGAGCCTGAGAAGCTGCTGGGTGGTCCACGCAAGGCTCTTGATCGGCCGCTGCGGATCCATCGCAAGCGCAACGCGACGTTCTTTGGCGCTCAGCGCCGGATGCGACGTGGGCGCCCTCATGGCTGCGGCCCCTCGTCCTTGAGCGCGTAAAAGAGCAGCGCCAGCGCATCGGCCTCGTTGTCGTCGGTCGGGGTAAAGCCACGGGCGCGGATCGCCTTGAGCACAGCGTCCTTCCGGGCAAAGCCAAAGCCTGTGGCATGCTTTTTGATGCGACCCACGGGAATGCCCTCGACGCTGAGGTCGCGCGCAGCGCACCAGCACAGCAGCAAGCCCTCAAAGGCGCCGTACTTGTGCGCCGCCAGGCTCCCCTTGTGCGCAAAGACTGCCTCGTAGACGACGGTGTCGATCCGGTCGTGGGCCTCGTCGAGTTCGGTGAGCCAGCGCATGAAGCGCCAGTAGGGCGTGCCGTGGGCGTCGTAAAAGCCGAGCCTGAACGCTTGGGTGCCCGAGCCGAGGACCGCACCGCCGCGTGCAAGCGCCCATCCGGTGAGCGTTCCGAGATCGAGCGCCAGCACCGTGCGGCAGCCCTCAGGCGGGGCTTCCGGCGCTGCGCTTGCAGCACTTGGGCGAGGTCGCGCTGCAGCACCTGGAGGTGCAGCCGCTGCGGGGTCGGCCGTTGCGGGGTCGGCTGTTGAAGCGGCCTGCCTTGCAAGGCCGGAGGTTGCGTTTCGCTTTGCCATGGGTACCACTCCAATCGCTTGGTAGGCGACTTGGAGGGGCACACGCCGCAGACCGGCTCAGAGGGCGGTCCTGGCTCGCGCTGCTCCTTCAAATCCGGGCTGATCGCATGCGCTTGACGCTTTGCTGCAGGTGGTGACCGTAGCACCGAATTCAAGCGCTGTGGGGCGGGGGACGAATAAATTCAATAATTCATTCATTCAACACCCCCTATAGACAGACAGAGACAAAGACACCGAAAAAGAGCTCTCCACACGCGCGCACATGGCCCTAAGAGAGGGGTATCTCTATATATATATTGAATGAATGAATTATATATCTACATGCTTTAGGAGGGCATGTGCCTTGAACGATTGAAGTCTTGAAGTATTTCTTTTTCCTGAGTGGAAACAGTGCGATACGCCCCTTTGTTGCGACTTGAACTTAGCTGAAGTTATTGAACTCCAAGCGCTTGGGGCAGTGTTTTGACGGTTTTTGGGCGGTTTTCAGCGCTCTGACCGCGGGCAATAAGTTCAAGGGCAGGGCGTTGAAGTTGTCGTTTGGGCTTGAAGTTATCG